CGCACGCAGAGAATTTTTCACCCTCTTGGAGAGGAATCAGCAAATGGCAGGCGTGAAAGGTCGGAGTGGCGGCCCTCGCCCTAACTCCGGCGGCGCGCGCCCTGGAGCGGGGAGGCCGAAAAAGGAACCCGTGTTTGTAGACAGCCAGTCCCTCATGACGGATGACCCGCATGAGTGGCTGCGTGCGGTCATGAAGGACGCGAGTCTGGACTTGGCGGATCGCAAGGACGCTGCCAAGGCGCTTCTTGCCCATGAGGCCAAGACGGCGCAGGCGGGCGGAAAGAAGGAAGAGCGGCAGAAGGCGGCTAACGAAGTTGTTGAGGGCCGGTTCCGTCCTACTGCCCCGCCTAAGCTGCGTTCGGTGAACTGATGCCGGAGTGGACGACGGCCTGCCCGGACTGGGCTGATCGTCTGCGGGCGGGCGAGTCGATCATCCCTCCGCCGATCTTTCAGGAGTCGGCAGACGAGGCGCTGGCGGTATTCAAGCAGCTCCGTATCGTTGACGCCCCTGGCAGCCCGACGTTTGGCGAGGCGTGTGACCAGTGGGTGTTCGATCTAGTTGCTTCGATCTTCGGCTCGTATGACCCGGAGAGCGGTCGCAGGCTGGTCACCGAGTGGTTCGTCCTGATCCCGAAGAAGAACAGCAAGTCCACGATTGCTGCGGGGATCATGCAGACCGCGTTGATTCTCAATTGGCGGCAGTCCGCCGAGTTCGCCATCCTCGCTCCGACCATCGAGATTGCGAACAACAGCTTCGCCCCGGCTCGCGACATGTGCGCGGAACGGATTGACGAAGACCTGTATGCGCTGATGCACGCGCAGACCCATATCAAGACCATTACGCACCGCCAGAACGGCGCGATGCTGAAGGTCGTGGCCGCCGATGCGCAGACGGTGGGCGGAAAGAAGTCGGTCGGGACGCTGGTAGACGAGTTGTGGCTGTTCGGTAAGCGGCCGGATGCCGAGAACATGCTGCGTGAGGCCATCGGCGGGCTTGCCTCGCGGCCCGAAGGGTTCGTGATCTACCTGACTACCCAGTCCGACGATCCGCCGGCCGGCGTGTTCAAGCAGAAGTTGCAGTACGCAAGAGACGTTCGCGACGGGAAGATTCACGATCCCCGGTTCGTTCCGGTGATCTATGAGTTCCCGGAAGAGATGATCCGGCGGAAGGAGCATCTAAACCCGGTGAACTTCCACATGGTGAACCCGAACATGGGGTTCTCCGTAGACCGCGAGTTCCTGGAGCGAGAGTTCACCAAGGCGCAGAGTAGCGGCGAGGGATCGTTGCGCGGCTTCCTGGCGAAGCATCTCAACGTCGAGATTGGCCTGTCCCTCCGTTCTGATCGTTGGGCGGGTGCTGACTTCTGGCAGCGGCACGCCGACCCGTCGCTGACGCTTGAATCGCTCCTGGAGCGGTCAGAGGTCGCCACTATTGGCATTGACGGCGGCGGTCTAGACGACCTGTTGGGCCTTGTCGTGCTGGGCCGCGAGGCCGGGACGCGACGTTGGCTGTGGTGGGCTAAGGCATGGGCGCACGAGATCGTGCTTGAGCGCCGAAAGGAGCTTGCGCCGCAACTCCGAGACATGGAGAAAGCGGGCGAATTGACCATTGTCGGTACGCCCGGCGAGGACGTGCAGCAAGTCGCGGACATCGTAAGTCGCGTGGCGGCCGTTGGCTTGCTCCCTGAGAAACACGCCATTGGCGTTGACCCTGCCGGCATTGGCGCAGTGGTCGATGAGCTGACCGATCCCGCTCGCGGATTCACGCTTGAGCAGATCACGGCGGTTTCGCAGGGCTGGAAGCTCAACAGCGCGATCAAGACAACGGAACGGCAGCTTGCCGGCGGCGACTTGGTTCACGCCGGCCAGTCGTTGATGGCGTGGGCGGTCGGAAACGCCAAGGTCGTTCCGGTCGGAAACGCCGTAACGATCACGAAACAAGCCAGTGGCACGGCAAAAATCGACCCGCTCATGGCCGGGTTCAACGCAGTGACCCTGATGGGCATGAATCCAGAGGCAAGCAACGGCATGGACGGGTATCTCAACAGTGGCTTCTTCGGCTTGGTGGGCTGACGCATGGCCTTCCGCTGGTACAACCCCGCAACTTGGCGGTTCTTCGGCTACGAAGACCCGGTAACCGGGGAATACGTCGAAGTAGACATGGCTGTTGGCGGCCGGAAGACCAAATCTGGCATCCGAGTCACGCCCAAAAGCGCATTGACCATCGGAATCGTGTGGTCGTGCGTCAAGATTCTGTCCGAATCGGCTTCGGGTCTGCCGCTGAAGCTCTACGACGATGCTTCGGGCCGTCGCGAGCTAGTCAAGCCCGACTCGGCAGACAACAAGCGGGCACTGCGGCTTCTCGACAAGCCCAATCCGTACATCACGCGCCTGAATCTCATCAAGGCAGTTGTGGTGAACATGGCGCTGCGCGGAAACGCCTACGTCATGATCGAGCGGAACCGACAGGGCGAGATGATCGGCCTAGTGCCGGTGTCGGCCGATGACGTGACCGTCGATACGGACGACGGCCTGATCTATTACGTCGAGTTCCAGGGCGACCGCATCCCGGTGTCGCCGCAGAACATGTTGCACTTCAAGCTGTTCAGCGTTGACGGCATCAACGGCCTGTCGCCGATTGAGTATCAAGCCGAGACGATGGGACTTGCGAAGGCCGCTCAGGATTGGTCTGCCCGGTTCATGCGCAAGGGCGGCTTTACTGGCGGCTATGTCATTTACGACCGCTTCCTGACGAAAGAGCAGCAAGACCAGATCATGTCGAAGTTCCCTGACGTTCGTCAGGGGGATGTGGACGACATCGGCAAGATGGCGATCCTCCAGGGCGGACCGAAGATCGTTCCGGCTGGCCTGTCGCAGAAAGACAGCCAGTTCATTGAGTCGCAGCAGTTCCAGGAAGAGGCGCTGGCTGGTGTGTGGGGCGTCCCGCTGTACCTCGCGAACCGCGCCGGTCGAACCTCAATCATGGGGTCGAACCTTGAGCAGCAGACCAGCGGGTACGTCACATTCGGCCTGAAGCCGTACCTCGACGCCATCGAGGATGAGTGGAACGACAAGATTCACGGCGGCACGAGTCGGTTTGTCGAGTTCGTTGTCGAAGGGCTTCTGCGCGGAGACAGCGCGGCCCGTGCGACCTACTACAACGCCGCACTAGGAGGTTCTGCCGGCTCCGGTTGGATGTCGGTCGATGAGGTGCGCGAGAAAGAGAACCTGCCGCCTTTGGGGGGCGATTACGGCCGGGTCACCCGGTGGGAGATGAGCGGAAATGACCCTGACCAAGATTGAGTGCCCCTTCGAGGTCAAGGCCGTTGATGAGGCGGGCAACTTCGAGGGTTATGCGTCCGTCTTCAACAACGTAGACCTTGGCGACGACGTAATCCTTCCAGGCGCGTTCGTGCGGGTGAAGACCACCCGGAACGGACGCCTGAAGTTGGCCCTGTTCCACGATCTCACGAAGCTTGTCGGCTCGGCTGAGTACAGCGAGGACGACCACGGCTTGCTAGTGAAGGGGCGCATCAACCTCAAGGTCAGTTACGCGCGCGATGCGTACGAGCTGATGAAGGATGGGACGCTGGATTCGATGTCTATCGGGTTCAACACCCTCGAAGAGGGCTACGAAAAGCGCGATGGCCGGCAAGTCCGCGTCATCAAGCAAGCCGAACTGTGGGAAGCATCCATTGTCCCGTTCGGCATGAATCCAGAGGCTGAAGTCTTGAGCGTCAAGTCTTCGGTCCGGCAGTTCGAGAAGGGCCTGCGTGAACGCATGGGCCTCTCACAGAAGGAGGCGGCAGCCGTCGCCTCGCTCGGCTTCCCTGCAATCCACCGGGACGGTGCGGATGCGGACACGGCGACCGTGGACGAGCTGAAGCAACTCGGCAATTCCATCCAATCCATTTTCGGAGTTATGTAATGACCGACGACATCAAGAGCGTCCGCGAGTCGCTGGAAACCCAGCTCAAGGAAGGCTTCACCGGCCTCCAGAAGAAGTACGACGCGGTGATTGACGACATCCAGAAGGGCAATGCGATCCCGCAGGATGTCAAGTCCTCCATCGAGAACACCAAGGGCGAGCTTCAGCGCGTCATTGACAAGGTGCAGGAGCTGGAAGAGAAGGGCGTCAAGGTTCGCGGCCAGCCCGGCGAGGGCAAGAGCTTCATTGATCTGGTGAAGGGCCACGAGCAGTACAAGGCCCTTCAGCAGAAGTCCGCTACCTGCGCTGACATCGAGGTCGAGAAGTCCGACCTTGCGTCGATGAAGGAGACGAAGGTCACCAGTGCGGGCATCGTTGCTCCGAACTATGACCCGGTGATTCAGCCCGGCATCCGCCAGGAGCTGCGCATCCGCGACCTGCTGACCACCATCCCGGTGACCGGCCAGTCGTACAGCTACTTCCGCGAACTTCTGCACACCCGTGGCGCTGGCCCGGTCGCAGAAGGTGGCGTGAAGCCGACCAGCAACGTGACCTTTGAGCCGGTGACCGACCGAATCAAGAAGATTGCGGTGTGGATGCCGGTGACGGACGAAGCTCTGGACGACGTGCCGCAGATGCTCGGTTATATCCGCGAGCTGCTGCGCTACGACCTGAAGCTTGAGGAAGAGAACCAAATCCTCAAGGGCGACGGCACCGGCGAGAACCTGAACGGCCTGATGACGCAGGCGACCACCTACGACGGCGGCCTGACTCAGGCTGGTGACACCGCCATCGACATCGTGCGCCGTGCGATCTATCAGGTTCGCAAGCAGTCGAAGCTGTCGGCCGATGGCGTCGTGATGACCGAACTCGACTGGATGAACATCGAGCTTCAGAAGGACGGCGAGAACCGCTACCTGTTCGCCAACCTTCAGGGCCTCGTGACCCCGGTCCTGTGGGGTCGTCCGGTCATCACGTCGGATAGCCTGGACGAGGGTGACGGCACTGACGGCGGCGAGTTCCTTGTCGCCAACTTTGCTCGGTCGTCCATCCTGTTCGACCGCATGTCGTTCCTGTTCAAGATGGGCTTCATCAACGACCAGTTCATCCGCAACGAGCGGGCGCTGCTGGTTGAAGAGCGTCTTGGCCTGGGCGTGCGTCGCCGCGAGGCGCTGGTCAAGGGTCAGTTCCCGACCTAGTCCGCATTGCGTAGCACCCAAAGGGGCCGGCCTAGTGTCGGCCCCTTTCTTTTGGAGGTGACATGAAGATCAAGGCGAAGTGGGGTTTCCGTGGCGACGCGGCAAAACTGAAGAACGACGGCCCCAACGTGCGCGCCGGTCAGGTGATCGACGTTGATGACGAGTACGCGCATCTCCTGATTGGGAAGGGCTTGGTGGAAGCGGTTGCCAGCCCGAAGTCTAGTGAAGACAAAGAATCCAAGCCGGCACCCGCGAAGAGTGCTGCGCCCAAGTCGGACAAGCAGTCCAAGGCCGGCGAGAACAAGTAATGGCGATCACCCTCGACCTGGACCTAGTGCGCGCGCAGTGCCGGATTGACGACAGCATCGAGGATCAACTTCTCGCGCACTACATCAAAGCTGCGGTTGCGCATGTGCAGATGCATTGCGACCGGGTTTTGGTTGAGGAAAATCCGGTCCTGCCGGACCAGATGGCCTTCACCGACGACGTTCAGCAGGCCGTCCTTCTTCTTGTGGCGCATTGGTCCGCTCATCGTGAGGCGGTGGTGGTCGGGGCGACTTCTGCCCCGGTCAACCTCGGTGTCGAAAGCCTGCTCTGGTATCGGAAGCGGTTCTGATGGCGATCCAAGCCGGAAAGCTCAGTCGCCGTATCACCATCCAGCGCCGCGTGCCTGGAGAGGATGCCGCAGGCCAGCCCATTGAGGGCTGGGAGGATGTTGCGACGGTATGGGCCGACATTCGCACGCCATCCGGCCTTTCCGGCGCCCGCGACATGGAGGGAAGCATCGCCACGTCGCTGACCCGTTACAGCATCCGCATCCGCTACCGCGATGGCCTGGACTCCGGGATGCGTGTTCTGGCATCCGGTCAAGTGTTCGACGTGAAGCAGGTCCGCATGGACTACGCCGAACGCATCTGGACCGACCTTGTTTGCGAGGTGGCCGAAGGTGGCTAAGTTGAACTTCGACCACGCGGCATGGATGAAGGGGCTGGACAACCTAGGCAGCCCGAAGCTGCGCGAGAGTCTGGCGCGCTCGATGGGCGTTGCGGGCGGAACGGTCCTGCGCGACGAGGCGAAGCGCTGGGTACCGGTGCAGGACGGAACGCTGATGCACTCCATCTACCTCGCCCACCGGGAAGGAAAGTCGAGCGAGTCGCAGCAGGTCTATTCGGTTAGCTGGAACAGCCGGAAGGCCCCGCACGGGCATCTGATCGAGTTCGGCCACTGGCAGACGCACGCCAGCTACCAAGGCCCGGACGGGCAGTGGCGCACGGGCGCGCCGCTCCCTTCGCCCAAGTGGGTGGCGGCCAAGCCGTTCTTGCGCCCGGCGCAGGACGTGGCGGGCGACGATGCCGTCAAGGCCATGATTGATCGCGGCAGGGAACGGTTGCCGGAGTTGCTGCGCGACCTGTACCAGCCCGCCGACGAGGAGTTCGTATGAGTCTGGAGGTGCAGGTTCGTGCGGCGCTGTTGCCGGTGTGCCCGCGCGTGTATCCGGACGCAGCGACGGCTACTCCGGCTTATCCACTGATCATCTACCAGCAGGTCGGCGGCCGCGCCATCGACTACTCCGAGCAGAAGGTCGCGGACAAGGACAACGCCCGGGTCCAGGTGTGGGTGTGGTCAAAGAGTCGAATGGAAGCATCCGAACTGTCACGCGCCGCCCGAGTCGCGCTTGTCGAGGGTCCGCTGAAGGCCAAGACCCTGAACGCGCCCGTTGCCGACTACAACGAAGCATTGAAGCTCTACGGCGCCCGAACCGACTTCGACATCTGGTACGCGCCCTAGACGCACGCAACCGCCACCCCACCAAGCCGCCGAAAGGCGGCTTTTTCATGCCCGCCGTTTGGCGGGAGCTAGTCCCCTCCGCCAAACCAGCAAACAGAGGCAAACACCATGGCACTTCGCTTTCCCAACGGCTCCGTCATCGGCTTCAGCACGTCCCTGACTGATGGCGGCACTTTCACCACGATCAGCAACGCCAACCCGGCGGTCAGCAACGCGACCGTTGATCCCGGCGATGTGGTCGTCATCCAGTCGTCCGGCTGGCCGGGCATCGTCAACCGCGCGACCGTTGCGGGCGCTTCCGGCGCGCTGCGCGGCATCGACACGTCCAGCTCTGTCGAGTACCCGGCGGGGCAGGGCGCCGGCACGGTGCTTATCGCCGACGCCTTCGTGGACTTCTCCCAGCAGGGCGATCTCACCACATCGGGCGGCGAGCAGCAGTTCTGGAACGGCCAGTTCCTGGAGGACCGTTCGGGCCGCCAGATCCAGGTGCCGACCTTCAAGAACGCCAAGACGATCACTCTGCCGCTGTACTTCGATCCGGACCTGCCCTGGTATGACGCTGCCGTTGCGGCCGACCGCCGCAAGGATCCGGTCGTCCTGCGCATCCGCCTGCCTGACGGCGACACCATGTACCGCTACGGCTACATGAGCTTCGACAGCGACCCCACCATGTCGGCGAACAACCCGATGCAGGTCACGATGACCTTCTCGTCGCTGGGCGAGGCAACGCTGGTGGAGGCTGCCTGATGTTTGACGTGAAGGCGCCTGAGACGTTCAAGGCGGACCTGACGATTGTGGGGCAGGGCCGGGAGCAGAAGCTCCCGGTCGTGTTCCGCCACAAGACCAGGACCGAGTACAGCCAGCTGCTGACCGATGTCTCCGAGGGCAAAGTCAAGGACGTGGACGCGGTGCTGGCTCTCGTAGAGAGCTGGGAGGCCAACGCGGAACTGGGCGCGGAGACGCTGAAGTCTCTGGACGATGCCCAGCCCGGCGCGCTGTGGGCAATCGTGACCGGCTACTCCCACGCGCTCGGAGTGGCCCGGAAGGGAAACTGACTGCCGTAGTCGAGGCGCTGTACTGGCAGCCCCCGACTGCGGCGGAGTTGGCTGGCAGCGGATTGAAGCCGAAGCACTTCAAGCCGCCGAGGGTCGCGATCTGGCCGGAGAACTTTCCGGCCGTTCAGCTATTCCTCGACAACCAGACGCAGTGGCGAATGGGGCCGGTTGGCCCCGTTGGCCTGGACTACAACGTCCTGTTCCACGAGATGGACCGGCAGGCCTTGCTGCCTGACGACTACGACGACCTGCTGGGTTCGATCCGCGTGATCGAAAGCGCGGCACTGCGCGAGACGCGCCGAGAGTAAGCAGGAGTTCTTGAATGGCAGAGAGCATCGGCACCGCCCGCCTAGACGTGGTGGTGGATACCGCTTCGCTTGAGGTTGGCATTGAGCGCGCGAAGCGTTCCGTCTCGGGCATGTCTACGCAGGCACAGGCGGAGTACGAGAAGCTTAACGCTGCCGAAAAGCGGCGCGTCGATTCCCTGCGCAAGCAGGCGGATATGCTCGGCCTGACACGCGAGCAGCAGCTGGCGTACAACATCACCATGCGCACCAGCGGAACGGTGCAGCAGGAGTTGCTTAGCCGGATTCAGCGGACGAATCAGGGCTTGCAGCAGGGCGCGAAGCAGCTGAGCCAGTACGGCATGACGGCAGGGCAGACCGCCAACGCCATGCGGCAGCTGCCGATGCAGCTCACGGACATCACGGTCGGTCTTGCGACAGGCCAGAAGCCGATGATGGTCCTGTTGCAGCAGGGCGGACAGCTCAAGGACATGTTCGGCGGCATCGTGCCGGCTGCCCGGGCGCTGGGCGGGGCAGTCCTAGCGATGATCAACCCGCTGACAGTGGGTGCGGCGGCGGCGGCAGCCTTGGCGGTTGCGTGGAAGCAAGGTTCTGACGAGCAGTTCGCGTTTGAGCGAGCGCTGGTTATGACCGGACATCGCAGCGGACTCACCGCCGACCAGCTGTCGAGGCTGTCGGGCGAGATCGCTGGGCTGTCTGGAGGGACGACGCGTGCCGCCGCTCAGGCGCTCACGCAGGTTGTCGCGGCGGGGAGATTCACCGCTGAACAGGTTTCCTTGGTCACGACCGCAGCGGAGCAGATGCGCGTCGCGACAGGTCGCGAGATTGGGGAGACCATCGCGGAGTTCGAGCGCATCCGCAAGGATCCGGTCGAGGCGATTCTGGAGCTAAACGACAAGTACGGGTTCCTTACAAAAACTCAGCTTGAGAACATCCGTACCCTGAGGGACCAGGGGGAGGCGCAGGAGGCAGTTACCGAGGGCTTCCGTGCGTACGCCGCTGCCATTGGCGAACTTGCGCCGAAAGTCACCGAGAACCTTGGCTACATCGACCGCGCCATCCGGCTTGTCAAGCTGGGCACTGCGGCGCTAATCGATGACCTGCGCGACATCGGTCGCGACCAGACCACACTCGACCAGTTCGACTCTGCGGGTCGCCGTCTGGCCGCTGTCTACAAGCAAATCGAGGAGGCACAGCGGAGCGGTAACGATAATCAGGCGGAGTACTTCAAGAACAAGGCTGCGGAGCTTCTGGAGCTTCGCAAGCAGCTGTCCATCCAGCTCGGGGCCGGCGAGCGTCCGAATGTGGTTGATAGCGACGCCGAGCGGGCTGCTGAGAAGCAGCGAGCGGAGCAGGCCAAGTGGCACGAGGAGAGCGTCAGATTCGCCTCCGACCGTGAGCGTCTGGAGCAGAGCATCGTCAAGATGCGCGCCGAGGCGGTCAAGCTTGGCATCGAAGAGAGCCACATCCGCCAGCGTGAATCGGCGATGCGGGCGGACTTCGAGGGGAAACAGGCCAAGAAGACCAATGAGCGCGCCGGCTCCGGATCCGACCCGGTGGCGACCCTGCTTAACAGGGTTCGCCAGCAGCTCGCGCTGAATGAGGCCCAGCTCCAGAGTACGGAGCGCCTGACTACAAGCGAGCGGCTGCGGGTCGAGGTGGTCCGCCAGCTCGATCAGCTCGGGGTCAAGGCGACCGACACCCGCCGCCGCGAGATCGAGGCGGAATTGGAGAAGGCGGTTGCCAGCGAGGCCGCAGCCAACGCGGCTCGCAACGAGGGCAAGGCAAAGCAGGATCTCCTGTCGCTGCAGGAGCAGCTGCGGGTTTCGGAAGAGAACTACCGCCGGCAGACCGAGATCGACCTGATGTCGATTGGTCGCGGCGCGGATGAAGTGGACCGGATGCAGCGGCGGCTGGAACTCCAGCGCGAGCTGGAGGACGGACTAGATCGAATCCGCCGGGATGCTACCGGAAAGACGGATGAGGCGCTGCGGGCAGAGGAAGCCGTGCTGCGAGAGTCCATCGCCCGGCGGCTGACTGAGGAGGAGCGGTATCAGGCCGAACGCCAGCGGATGCTCGCGGACGGCATGAACGGCGCGACCCGTGCCTGGGAGGACTACTTGGCGGGCGCGGCGGACATGGCCGGGCAGACCTACGACCTGTTTGCCAATGCGTTCGGGGGCATGGAGGACGCCATTGTCGAATTCGCCCGGACCGGGAAGCTGTCCTTCTCGGATCTTGCTGATTCCATCGTCTCGGACCTTGCCCGCATCGCTGCAAAGCAGATGGTGACGGGGCTGATGGGCAACGCCTTCGGGCAGATGTTCGGCTCGTTTGCGGTGGGCGGATACACCGGCCCGGGCGCTGTGAATCAACCCGCTGGCGTCGTGCACAGGGGCGAGGTGGTCTGGTCGCAGAAGGACGTTGCCCGAGCTGGCGGCGTGGGCGCTGTCGAGGCGATGCGCCTTGGCCTGCGCGGCTATGCAAATGGTGGCGTGGTGGGGATGCCGTCTCCGTCGTCGGGACTTCAACTGGTCATCAATAACAACGCCCCCGCCAGAGTCACGGCCAGGGAGGAAACGGGTTCTGGCCCTGGCGGGATCGACTTCAAGAAGATCATCGTTGACATCGCAGCGGACGACATGGCGCGCGGCGGCCGGATCGCATCGGCGGCGAAGGGTCGATTCAACCTGAGGGAGGCGCGCTAATGGCGACCTTGCCTAGCTACGTGCGCGTGCTGTTCGACATGCCCGAGGGGTTCGACCCTTCGGTGCAGCGGACGGAGATGGAGAAAGGCCCGGCCATGCAGCGGGTCTTGAACTCGCGCGTGATGATGAACCCTGATCCGGTGTTCTGGTTCGCCAGCTACGCCGATGCGATGGCGTTTGAGACCTGGTACTTCGACGTGATCAAGCGCGTGGGCTACTTCGACTTCTTCCATCCACTCCGGCGCCAGACGGTTTCGGCGCGCTTCGTCGGTGGCGACATCGGCGATCTGGTCCCGCTCGGCCCCGGCGGCAACCCATGCGAGCGGCAGGTCCGGCTGGAATACCAGCGCTAATCCTGCAACTTCCGCCACACCTTCATCCCCGCTCCGGCGGGGCTTTTTTATGGGCGATTGAATGACCTTCACCGAGAAGCTACAGCGCCTCACCGACACGGCCGGAATTCTGGTCATGTTGGAGATGACCGCGCCATCTCTGGGCGCGACGCTGCGCCTGGTCAACGACAACCGGGATTGGGTGAGCAACGGGCAGACCTACGTCGGCTTCCCGTTCCGGTTCAAGTTGCCGGATGACATCCCGGGGCAAGTCTCTGCGGCGCAGCTGGAGATCGACAACGTAGGCCGCGAGATGACGGCTGATCTCGAAGCGTTGCTGCCCAACGAGATCATGACCGCGACGATCCGGATTGCGGACAAGGAGGCTCCGGACGCGATCTTCGAGACGATCCCTCTGCCCGTCACGCGAGTGAGCGTGAATCCGGCGGTGGTCACGGCTGACTGTGGCGTCGATTACATCATGCGGCAGGCGTCGGTGCAGCTACGCGGCAATCCGCACACCCTGCCGGGGATCTTCTGATGCACCCCGCTGAACGCTTCATTGGCATCCCCTACGACGAGCAGAACTTCGACTGCGCCGATTTCGTGGCCCATGTGCGCCGAGAGATGTACGGCCATGAGGTGCGGCTACCGAACGGGCGCCCGCGTGGCGAAGCGGGGCAGGCATCGCTGGGCGAGGCGTCCAAGGCATACGCCACCCGAACCGACACCCCGAAGGACGGCGACCTGGTGCTGATGAAGCGCCGCGCAGGCGTCGGGCACGTCGGCCTGTACTTCCACATCGCTGGCGAGGCGTGGGTGCTGCACAGCAACGAAACGAACGGGATGTCGGTCCTGCACCGCGTCCGTGAGCTGCCCACGTGGGGCGCGATCATCGAAGGGTATTACGCATGGGCCTGATGGCCGATCCGACCAGTGGCGCGCAGCTTGTCCTGACGCCGCACCCGATCACGTGCGAGGGGCAGCAGACCTTCGCCGCGCCGCTTGTCAAGGGCGAGACGCTGGGGCAGTTCCTGCGGCGCGAGGTGCCGGACTGGACGGGCGATGCGTGGGAGGTCTGCATCAACGGCGTCGTGGTGCCCCACGAGGTAATGGAGCGCGTGCGGCCGAAGGAAACCGCGCTGATCGAAGTGCGCGGGATGGTGAAGAAGCAGGCGCTGTACCTCGTCGCGTTTGCGGCTCTGACGTGGTGGACGATGGGCGCCTTCGCTGCTGCCGGCGCGGCTGGCGGCACCGTGTTCGGCCTATCGGGCATGGCCGCGTATGCCGCAACGGCTGCTGTGTACGTCGGCGGCAGTATGCTGATCAACAAGGCGCTTGGCCCCAAGCCGCCGAGCGCCGGCAGTTCGCAGGCCGCCGATCCGGTCTACTCGATCAACTCGGCCCGCAACGCGCCGCGCCCGTACGAACCGCTGCCGATCCTGTTCGGCTCGACCCAGATCACGCCCGATGTCGCGTCGATGCCCTACGTCTCGTACGAGGGCAACAACCAGTTCATGGGCATGGTGCTGACGCCTGGGCTGAACGTCCACAGCATCGAGACCATCTACAACGGCGACACGCCGCTGGCGTCCTTCGAGGGTGTCGAGACCTTCCTCAGCGGCCTTCCCGGCCACCCTGAGCAAATCATCCCGCTGTTCAGCAATGCCGACAGCATCGCTGGTGGTGAGCTGGAAACGGGGGGGTGGGTCCAGCGGACTAGCTCTGCCGATGCCCTCAAGTTGCAGCTCGACTTTGAGGGTCTGCTCTACGACGTAGACAGCAAGGGCAAGTTCAACAAGAACGATGTCACGTTCCAGATCCAGTACCGCAAGGTCGGAACTGAAGGCTGGACGACGGCCGCTCCGCTGAACATCAGTAATCGCGACTCCAACACCGTGCGCCGCACGGTGACGCTGAATGTCGAGCGCGGGCAGTACGACGTGCGCGTCCAGATGGGGCAGTCCTACTGGCACGACGGCACGCCTCACGACGAATGCCGCTTCACGTGGACCACGCTAAAGACCATCCAGCCGGACGAGGCCGACTACACCGGCATCTCGCGTATCGGCATCCGCATCAAGGCCACGGGGCAGCTCAACGGCGCGCTGGACGAGGTGCGGATGGTCGCGCACTCGGCACCGATCCCGGTGTGGAACGGCACGGCGTGGGTGACCCAGCACACCAGCAATCCGGGCGCGCAGCTGCTCGCCTACGCGCGCGGCATTCGTGACGCGAATGGGCGGCTGATCGCAGGCATTGGCCTGTCTGACTCCCAGATCGACATCCCGGCCCTCCAAGCCTTCATGGTGCACTGCGCCGAGAACGGCTACGCCTACGACGCCTACATCAAGGACGACCGTAACCGTCAGGAGATGGTGGAAGCCATCGCGCTGGCCGGCTTGGGCCAGACGAGCTGGGCCAGCGGCAAGTTCTCCGTCGTGTGGGCGAGTTCCAGCCAGCCGCTTACCGGCGTCGTGAACATGGCGACGATGAAGCGCGGCAGCTTCCAGGTCGATTACACGCTCAAAAGCGGTGCCGATGGCGTCGAATACACCTACGTCGATCCGGCTACGTGGTCCCCCGTCACCCTGCGCGTGCCTGCGCCGGGCGTTACCACGATGCAGAACCCGGCCCGGATCACGGGCGAGGGCATCACCGACGAGGCGCACGCCGCGCGACTCGCGCGCTACCACCTCGCGCAGCATCTGTTCCAGTCCAAGGACATCACCTACGGCGCCTCGCTGGAGCATCTGACCTACCGGCGCATGTCGGTTCTGGCGCTGTCGCACGACATGACCCAATGGGGCTTTGGCGGCCGGCTTGTGGGCGCCAGCCGAACCGGCGGCGTGGTCACTGTGCAGCTTGGGGAGGCGGTCCCGTTCCTCGCAAGCCGCTACGTCGGGCTGCGGGTGCCGGGTGAACTCGGCTACCGGGTGTTCCCTGTGGCGTCCTTCACGGGCGAGTCGGACACGCTGACCCTCGTTGGCGCGTGGCCGGAGGACGTCCCGTTCCCCGGCGACTCGGACGACAACCCGGCGCACGACACGCTTTGGATCTACGACATCAAGGCCACGCCCGGATACCGCGTGCGCGTGGTCCAGATTGACCCGGAATCCGACATGGAGGGCGCGCGGGTAACCGTTGTGCCGGAAGGTCCGGAATTCTGGACCTACGTCCACACAGGGCAGTACATCCCGCCGGCCAATCAGAGCCTGCTACAGGGTCGCCCTGTCGCGTCAGACCTGATCGTCACGGAACAGCGGGTCGTGCAGGGCGACACCGTTTTCACCGAGTTGGGCGTCGCGTTCACCGTCACCGGCAAGATGGACTATGCCGTCGTCACTCTGTCCGAGTGGCTGGGGGACAGTTGGAGCGATCCGGAGCAAGTCGCCGAGACGCGCACCACGTCGGCACGCTTCCGCATTCCGCGCGCAGGCGCCTACACCATCACCGTCCGCCCGTATGGCGAGGATGGCGTGGTGGGCGTCGCGGCAAGTGCGCAGTACGGCACCACTGGCGTTGAAATCCCGCCTCCCGCCTTCGACCTGTTCAACGTGCTGGCCGTCCCGGGTGGGCTTCGCAAGTACAGCTGGGCATATCTGTCCGACACGATCCAGGCGCCCGACTTCGCCGGCGCGGAAATCCGGTACATCGCGGGCACGGTCGCCTCGCCTGACTGGGACACGATGACCCCGGTTGGCGACGAGGGCTATCACCCGGCGGCCTTTGAATCGACGGTTCCGCCCGCTGGTACGTGGACGTTCGCCGCCCGTGCCCGGAACACCTCGGGCCAGTTGTCCGCCATGACGGTCATCACCCGCACGCTGTCGGACAACCTTGGCGAGGTCATCGAAGGAATCGGCGACCAGCTGGACGAGGCCGAGCAGGCGCAGATTGCGATTCAAGCAGCCATCGACGCCGAGGAAGCAGCGCGCATTGCCGCCATCCTTGATGCCACCATCGCTGCCGGCGCAGATGCCACGGCCAAGGCGAATGCGGCGTTGGCTTCGGCGATGGCTGCCGTAGATGCGCTCGCCTCTGAGGTGGCCGAGATCGCAGGCGCACCGGACTGGGAGCCGACTGTCGCCTATGCGGCTGGTTTCCTGGTGAAGTACAGCGGCGCGCTCTACCGCGCGCGGGTGGCGACGACGGGCCACCAGCCGAACACCAGCCCGACGCAGTGGGAGAAGATCGGCGATTACGCCTCGCTGGGTCAGGCGGTGGCTGCTGCACTGGCGCAGTCGTCGCAGAACGCTTCGGACATCGAGGCCGAGGTAACGCGCATCAATGCGCTGTACGCGCGGATGCCCACCGGTAGTGGCAGCCTTGCGACCGAGGCTTCTGTGGCGTCACAGGCCAGCGCCCTGGCAACACAGATCAGCGCAGAGGCAACTCGCGTGGATGCGCTCCTAGCGCGGATGCCGGCCGGTGATGGAGTGCTGGCCACGTCGGCAAGAGTTGGCGCCGTGGAGTCGGCCAGCGTGTCGCGGGACGACGTACTGGCATCGAGGGCTACCGTCGTCGAGTCGCGCCTCGGCGGGTCACTGATGCTGTTCAACGGATCGTTTGAATCCGCCGGCGATGGTTGGGCGACCACTGAATCGAACGCCACCGCCAGCATTCAGGGCCTGCCTGCAGGTTACTCGATCATCACCGGCGCGGATGCGGTCTCGGGCGGACTTAGCGCCCTCCAGATCACGTCCGGCGCTGCGGGGCGATTGCTGTGGAACTTCCAACGGGCCGCCGTCGCGCCTGGGGAGAAGGTGTTTGTTCGCTTGCGTGGAAGGGTCGCCACGCTGGGCGGCTCTGCCCCCGGAGATGGCACGCGAGTGCGTGTGCTGGTCAGGTTCTATGACGCTTCTGGCTCGGACGCGGGGCTCATGCTGGTGGCGAACGTTGAGGCTGGCATCGCGACGCTTAACGCGTGGCAGGACTACATCGGAACCATCGTGGCGCCCGCTGGCGCGGCCACGGCCCGTATCGGTTTGCAGTCCCAGAACGCGCAGTCTAGCGGTCAATTCAACATCGACTCCATCGAGATGGAGCGAGAGGGGGCGACGGGGGGCGCAATCGCGTCGGTAGTCGATAACCACAGCACCAGGATCACGTCCGCCGAAGGGGCGATCACCGCGCAGGGGGCAGCGATCACGGCCGCGCAGTCAGCCATAGTGGGCAAGGCGGATGCCAGCGCGGTGAGCGCACTCGACACGCGTGTCACGGCGACCGAGGGTGGGGTCACCACGAACGCCAGCGCGATCACCAGCGTCCGGGCGACCATGGGTGGTGGTGGCAACCTTTTGCCGAACAGCGATTTCGCCGCGGGTACCACTGGCTGGACGGTTTCGACCGGTGGCGGAGCCCCCGGCGGCGTGCCCGCCATTTTTCCACACACCACGTCGCCGGCGCCGAGCTACATCCCCCAGGACCGTGGCGGGCTGTTCTTGCGCAACAACGGAGCGGGTGCGGCACTGCCGAGCGGCGTCTACATGGACGCCAACTCAACCGGAAGCAACCTGTCTGTCTCCGTCGAAGCTGGCAAGCGGTACATGGGCAGCATCTATCTCGGCGCGCACCGTTGCTCTGGGCAGATATTCCTACAGTGGGTCGATGCCACGGGCGGGCACATCAGCTACGTCAACGGAACGATCACAACTGCAAGCGGCGTCGGCGGCAACCTCGCGAATTTCGGCCGGGTCCGGGCTGTGGGTGTTGCGCCGTCAAACGCAGCTTTCCTCCGTCTCAAGGTCCGCGCGGTCGGAAGCGGCGCAGCCGGCACCGACAGCTACCTGTTCGCCACATCGCCGATGATCGAGGAGTGCGTGTCGGCGACGCAGGACACGCCCTCACCCTACAGCGTCGGCGCCGCAGGCACCGCCAGCGTCACGCAGCAGGCGCTTGTCACCGCCAACAGCGCAAACGGCAAGATCAACGCGGTGCATACCGTGGCGCTTGACGTGAACGGCTACGTGTCCGGAACCGTG